GGTTCAACTGTATACTTCGCTACTAACAACTTAGCTTAAATAGATTAAAAAAACTGTGGGGTGAAAGTCCCCACAAATTTAAATAAACGAATTAACTTAATAATTATAATATATGAGTTGCTACATTTCACAAGGCGTTACTTTAGGATGTTCAGATGGTATTGGTGGTATTAAAACGATTTACGTTTTAGGTGCTACTGGTTCAACTGTACCTGATGTATCTTCTGTACAAATATCTGGTTCTACTGGTCCTATCACAGGTATCACAGGACAAGGTTCTTGGTTCCAATTTGAATTGAAGCGCAATACAAGTTCACTAAGTCAGAACGTAACCAAATCTTTTGAGAATGGTACAATCTACTTTGAACAAGTATTAACTGCTGTTCTTTACAAATATGACCAAGACAAACGTAATCAGTTGAAACTGTTGTCACAAAATGATGCTATCCAAATTATTGCAGTTGACCAAAACGATGTACAATACTATTTAGGACAAGTAAATGGTATGTATCTATCAGGTGGTTCAGCAGCAACAGGTGTTGCATTAGGTGACAGAAACGGTTTTGAATTGATTTTCACTGGTCAAGAACCACAACCAGCAAACGTAATTTCAGGAGTGTTATCTTCTATCTTTACTGCGGGTGGTTTCAATGACTAATTGAATTAGGAAAAAGTAGGTCTGTTGTGGACTGAATTTCTATATCTCTATTCTATAAAGAGGGGCGTCTAGCCCCTTTTTTATTATGTAACAATTCAAAATGATAATTTTTATATTTAATTATATAGAGTAAAATTATGTTAATACTAAACAAAGGACAACAAAACGAATTGGTTTTAAACATCAACAACAATTCAAGGACCGACTTTTCGGGGTATACTCTTACTTTTACACATACTCTATCACAGGAAGTAAAATCGTACAATATCAGTACATCTAATCCTGCTGAGTTTGGTGAGAATATAAGATACTGTGAGATTGTTTTGAATTTACAATTACCAGGTCAGGACCTAAATTACGAGTGTCAATATCAATTACAGATTTTCGGTAATGGTACTAATTTAGTTTATACAGGTCTTGTAAGATTAGACGGTACCGCAGAAAATAATACCATTATCTCATATGTTTCTAACAATGAAGAAAATGAGCAATATATCTACATACAAAATTAATTATGAGTGAAATGCAAAAATACCAATTAGGTAAAATCAACTTTACACAAGAACCATTACTTCCTGTATTCAGTGAAGTATTTCAACGTTATCCTTGGGTATGGTATGGTGAGAACAATTTGATGCCACAATACCTTATTACAAGGTATAATAACTGCGCCATACATAAAGCTGTGGTAATCTCAAAGAGAGAGCAAATAATGGGTGATGGTCTTGTATCATTAAACAACCCAATGGCTACGGTTAACTTAGTTAACAAGAGTGAAACTGTATCTGATGTAATGAAGAAATGTGCATTGGATTTGGTTTTATTTGGTGGTTATGCTTTGAACGTAGTATGGTCAAGAGATAAAGAAAGCATCGCAGAGATTTACCACTTAGATTTTAGTAGAGTAAGATGTGGTAAGTTAAATGAGGATGATGAAATTGAAAAGTATTACTATTCACCTGAATGGTCTAACATTAGAAAATATCCACCACAAGAGTATGATGCATTCAACCAAGAAAAAGGTGGTAGCCAAATATACTATTACAAACAATATCAACCATCTAATTCCTATTACCCTCAACCTGATTATTCAGGCGCACTTGCTGCAATTGAGATTGATGTAAACATAAAAGAGTTTCACGCAAACAATCTAAAGAACGGTATGATGCCGTCTTTATGGATTAATATGAATAACGGTATTCCTGGTGAGGAAGAACAAAGATTGGTTACACGTGCATTAGAAAGTCAGTTTACATCTGTAAACAATGCTGGTAGACCAATCATCTCATTCAACGAAAGTAAGGAATTATCACCTGAGATTACACAAATAGCTACGAGTGGTAATGACCAATACTATCAAACAATTTATGATGACATTGTACGCACCATATTAAGCGCACACAGGGTTTCTTCTGGTGAGTTATATGGTATATCCACTTCAGGTAAATTAGGGTCAAGAAACGAAATTGTGGACCATTCTGAGTACTTTAGAAAGATGGTTATTCAACCATACCAAAAAGAATTATTGGGATGCTTTGACAAGTTAGTATCAATGAAATTTCAGAAGCCAACATCGTTTGAGATTAAACCATTATCAATCTACTTGACAGGTGATGTTACAGACAATCCAGCAGTGATTGACAAATCAGTTACACCTGTTGAAGCTGAGAGTGAAAAAATGATTATCAACGAAAATATCAAAGGTTTAAAAGGACGTGAGTACCAAAACCTAATGCGCATTGTACGTGAATACAATAAAGGAAAAATAACTAAGCAACAAGCAACACAAATGCTGATGGGTGGATATGGTCTATCAGAAGAAGATTGTGGTGTATGGTTAGGAGACGATGAAGAAAACGATTATTAAACTATGGCTAACAAATTATTAATATCAGAAAACAAATTAAAGTCATTTACCAATATCAATAAGAACGTTGATATTGACGCAATCAGAGCCGAGATTTTGATTGCACAGGACATTCATCTACAACCATTATTGGGTACCAAGTTTTATGACCATCTGTTGAACCAAATTAGTTTAACAGGTAATACTCTAAACGCAGACGAGTTAACCCTTGTAAACGAATATATCAGTCCATTCTTGATACAAGTTTCCTACTTTGAGATGATACCGCATCTTCATTACAGAACGATGAACAGAGGTATTGTACAGGGTGATATGGAAAGCGCACAATCTGTTGATACCGAGACAATGAAATACCTTCGTACAATACAAGGTCAGCGTGCTGACTTTTACAAGATGAGATTACAAGATTATCTTATCACTGGTAGAGGACAGAACTTATTCCCTGATTACAACACTTACTCAACAATTGATGGTATGATACCTGATAAGAGTAGCAAGTACAACTCACCAATATTCTTGAACCATACAACTCGTTATGGTTACAGTAAACAACAATTGGGTAGAAGTATTCCAATGTGGTCTGAGATGGACCATTATGACCCACCTTGTGCTGACTGCCATTAATACCAAACACGGAAGTAAAACAAAGACAAATACGGAAATGAACACAGAAATATTATTAGTTATATCAAATGCATTAACAGGGGTGGCAGCATTCTTCGTTGGTAAAAGACGTAGTGATGCAGAAACAGATAACCAGGTGCTGCGCAATCTTGAATTGTCAGTTAACCTGTACAAGAACATTATTGATGACCTGAAAGCTGAGATACACGAACTGAACAATAAGATACAGGACCTTGAAAAGAAGGTTGAGAGTTTGATGAGTGAGAATAAGAAATTAAAAAAATACAATGGGCTTTAACATTAAGAAACAGTCACAGACGTACTTACCAATACCTAACAATGTTGAATTGAATTTCACAGGCAAAGATGGTTACATTGAACGAATGATGACTGAAGAAGTGAGAGACCATAACGTGTACGGGATTGATAGTGATGTGCTGATTAATTGGATGTATCACAACTTCAACTCGGTATTCGTATTGGGTAAAGAACTAAGTTTAGAGGACTACAAAAAATTGATAAAATGAAATTAGAAGAACTGTACAGAATTAGATTGGAACTAAACGGTGCAACTGTTGCACCAGCAGAAAAGAAGTTCATTGAACCTAACCCGTGTTGGGAAGGGTATGAAGCTATTGGTTTGAAACCTGATGGTTCACCAAACTGCGTACCCATCAAAGAAGAACAATCAAAGGTAAAGAAGCAAGGTTTCCCTGTGCCATCTCCAAGCGGTGATGAAGATGAAAATAAATTTATCAGTAGATGCATTAGCGAGATTATTGACGAATATGGACAGGAACAAGCCGCAGCAATCTGTTACACCAAGTGGGGAGAAAAGTAGTATTGGTGACAAGCTATTCTTAATCTACCTCTACCTATGTTTAGGATGGGTATGCTTTGCGTTGCTTTTTCAACTGACATTCGTGTACCTGCATTTCACAGGACAGGACGAGACGATTAGAACCATCACAAACAGATTAGACACAGCATTACACTGACGAGACAACTAAACACACCTCTATGACCAAATGAAAAACCCTCGGCATGACCGAGGGTTTTCTATTAGGATAACTTCTTGATAATACTTTGTAGTGTGACAATCTCTTCTTCATCAAGTTGA